CAATACAAGTGGTGGCGAGTGGGATTGGGAAGTTTTAGCAAATGAATGGAATTCCGAAGAGCTGGAATCGTGGGGGTTGGATTTAGTTGGTTTTGATGCAAATGCAGAAGATTTTGGAGAAGATTTTAGTTTAGCCGATGGGGATAAGGCACCATTTCAACAAATGACTTTTACTTTGGCAGATGAACAGGCGGAACAAATTAAAAACGCAATAGCCGATATTAAGGCAACCGAAGAATATAAATACTGCGAAACATTAGGAAACGAAAACAGTAATGGTAACGCACTATATTTAATCATTATGCAATGGGTAGAGCAAAAGAAATAATAGTAAAAGTAATTCCGAGTAAAATAGCTAATGAATTTGTAAAGAAAAATCATTATAGTGGCAAGGTAGTCCCTAATAGTGCTTTACATTTTGGTTGCTTTTATGATAAACAGTTAGTATAATGGCATACGACCGCAAGAAAATATTTGAACAGGCAAAGGAAATGATAGTTAAGCATAAGTTATTCTTTGTGGATGATATTGTTGCGTTTATACCTTGTTCTAAATCTTCTTTCTATGAATTTTACCCTGATGGCTCGGACGAATTGGACGAGCTAAAAGAATTATTGAATCAAAACAGAACCACTTTAAAAGTGTCGATGCGCTCTAAATGGTACACATCCAACGCTCCAGCCTTGCAAATGGCTTTAATGAAATTGATTGCAACGCCAGAAGAACTTAAAAAATTATCTATGCAATTTATTGAAAGTGAGAACACTAACTTAAATAAGAATTTCGATATATCGAAAATTTATGATAAAGAAGCACAGTAAAATATGGAATAACCTTGGAAATAAAACCAGATATTTTGTAATTACAGGGGGTCGAGGTTCTGGAAAATCTTTTGAGGTTGGTAGATTTACCAACCTTTTATCGTTTGAACAAGGGCATAAAATCCTATTCACAAGGCAAACAATGACAAGTGCGCACCTTTCAATCATTCCAGAGTTTCAAGAAAAGATTGACTTAATGGAGTTGAACGGCAAGTTTGAAGTAAAAAAAACTGAAATTAGAAACATTGAATCTGGTAGCGATATAATATTTAGGGGAATAAAAACAAGCTCAGGCGATCAAACAGCAAATTTAAAATCATTACAAGGCGTTACCACTTGGATACTTGATGAAGCAGAAGAGCAACAAGATGAAAAAGTATTTGATAAAATTAATCTTTCAGTAAGACAAAAAGGAAAACAGAACCGTGTTATGTTAATATTAAATCCTGCTACAAAAGAACATTGGATTTATAAAAAGTTCTTTGAAGATAGAGGTGTACAGGAAGGATTTAACGGAATCAAAGATGACGTTACTTATATTCACACAACGTATTTAGATAACATTGAAAACCTTGATGAATCGTTTATAAAAGAAGTTGAAAATATTAAGATTAAAAATCCTTTAAAATATAAACATCAAATTTTAGGGGGTTGGTTAAACAAAGCAGAAGGAGTTGTTTTTACTAATTGGAGAATAGCAGAATTTGAAGAACATTCTGTTTCTGTTTTTGGTCAGGATTACGGTTTTTCAATCGACCCTACAACCTTGGATAAATGTTCAATTGATACAAAAAATAAACGTATTTTTGTAAAAGAGTGTTTGCATAAATCAAGTCTTACAACCTCACAGATTTTTGAAGAGAATAAAATATTTGCCGGTAAAAATTTAATAGTTGCCGATAGTGCAGAACCTCGTTTAATATCTGAATTAAAAAACAGAGGACTAACCATCAAAGGAATTGAAAAGCCTAAAATTATTGATAGGATTGCATTGTTGCAAGATTGGGAAATAATAGTTGACCCGGAAAGCATAAACATTATTAAAGAATTAAATAATTATGTTTGGCACGATAAAAAAAGTCAAACACCTATTGACGACTATAACCATCATTTAGACCCTGTTGGTTATGTGCTTTGGGATTTAATAGGTAAACCAAAAACAAAAGTAAGAAAGTCTGGATATGTACCTTAATCAAAAACTATCACAAATATCCCAAGATGATTTTAATTTTTTAATCAAAAATGGTGCTAGGTCATCAAAATTGCTTAATTTTGATTTTGAAAGCCTTATCTATTTGAAATGGGGGTTGTTAAAAGAAACGTTGCCATCATTAATTCAAGTAGGGGATTTAGAAACCCTGTACTTTTTAATGCTAAAAGATAGAGGTGTTAATGTGTTTTTTAATGACGTTCAAAACATAGAACCGAATAAAGCAATGAGTTTCTTTTTATGGATAAGAGATGAGATGCAATCTATACAAGAATTAGAAAATCAATATTTACGTTCTGACCCTGATATAAAATTATTGCAAGCCGGGATAAATGAATTGGATAAGTTTGGATTGAATAATACTTTGGATAATTTAGCGAAAGGTAATATTTTAGATTACGACAAGATTAGACAATTGCCTTATAACGTTGTATTCGATAAGCAATATTTAGAAGTTACAAAAGGCAGGATTGAAAAGAAATTAGCAAAACAGAAATAATTATGAGCAACACAAAACCAATATTTTTAATAGGCATACCGACTGACGAATCTCTTTCAGAGCAGGAGTTTATTGATTTAAATAATTCATTAGAAGAAAAAAGGAATAACGCTCAAGAAAGAATGCCGGACTATAATGTTGTTGTTTATACTTGTGATAAGATAAAACAAATCACCTTTACAATATTGTCAGTAGACGGAAAACAAAGTAATGTTTAATATATGAATATAATCGATATACATATTTCTAATTTATCTGAAAGTCAAAAAGAAAACATCGAAGAAGTTGAAATAATTCTTTCGGCAAGTATTTATGATATGCACGAACATTTGTTAATTGATGGGAAATATAAAGGATACACAGTAATAAGATGGAAAAAATAATAATTTATATATTAGCACCGTTTTTAATTATTCACGTTACAATTGAAAGGATTGTTGATTGTGTATTTAATTTAATTGTAGAGTAATGGACATAGTTAAATTCTGGAAAGACCAAACAGACCTTTGGAACGAACAAAACAAATGCGGATTGTGCTGGGAATTTAGCGCACCTTTAGTTAACAGTCAAATAAATATCGTGCAGCAAGAAGATAAAGATTGTTGCGTTCACGTATTCTTAACAGATATTAAATTTCGTGAAGTTAAGCAGCGTAACGCCGTTACGGGGTTGACAATTGGTAAAACTTGTGTATGGACTTTTTCATTGTGGGTTCTTAAAAAAGAAAATCTTGGTGTAAACAATTACAACGAAATAAAAGGTTATCCAATTGAAGAGGGTAAATGGAATACAATATTTTTACCAATAATAGAATGTTTAGGATGTGATAATATTTTAGACACTTGTGAATTATTAGGCGTTACAAATGTAAATGTGGATATGAATCAGGATGCGACTTTGATACACAATTATTTAGATGATAATTATAATGGTTGGAGAATAAATTATCAATTTACGCAAATAACATAAATAATATGGAAGAGCAAGAAGTTTGGAAGGGTGTAAAAGATTTTGAAGGATACTATCATATTTCTACTTTTGGCAATATTAAATCATTAGATAGGGAATATTTGATGGTAAGAAATAATTGTATAGCAATTAAGAAAGGCACAACATTAAAGCCTTATTTAAACGGAAATGGAAGATTGGATATTGATTTAAGGGTAAATGGAGAAAGAAAAACAATGGCATTAAGTCAGGTAATGGCAATTACATTTATGAATCACGTGCCTTGTGGATTAGATACTGTTGTTGACCATATTGACAACAACCCATTAAACAATAGGTTAGATAACCTACAACTTATAACAAATAGAAAAAATTGTTCAAAAGACAGAAAGAATAAAACATCTAATTTTACAGGAGTTCATTGGGATAAAGATAGGAACAAATGGAAATCTTCTATTAGAATTGAAAACAAAGAGGTTTTTTTAGGAAGATACGATAATGAAGAATATGCAAGTATTGCGTATCAAAACAAATTAGCTACATTAAATTAAGATGGAGCTTCCAAAAATATCTGATGAAGCTATTATAAGCACAATGCGTGGCGTTATAGATAAGTTTTTAATTCCTAAATTTGTATCTCTTGGAATGGATGCTACTCACAGATGGATAAATTCATTAGAACCAAGAGCAAACGGCGGCAATGGCGAAATTTGGGGAATGGACTATACCTATTTTTTAGCACACGGACGCAAACCCGGAACAGCTCCACCGGTAAGTACGTTAATTCCGTGGGTAAATGCAAAGTTTGGAATAGGTGGTAAAGAAGCGATTGGAATAGCGTTTGCAGTAGCTTCAAAAATAAAAGCCGAGGGAACAAAATATTATCCAGAGGGGACGGATTTATTAGAAGTATTAAACAGTCCTGAATGCAAAGCATATATTACTGAACAATTACAAACATTCTATTCCGTTGAAATAAACAAAATTTTAATAAAGCAACTAAATGACAATTTCGCACACTCTTAATAACAACGGCTATTTAATCAATAACGAAATTTGGTTCAACATATCAACCGATGAGCCTATTGTTTATTTTAGAATTGTTCTAACCAATCTGGCTAACGGTAAAATCAGTACACAGTTTATTTCTTATGCCGATGTTAATAATTCTGTTTTTGTAAATATTCAGTCTATTGTTAAAAGTTTGTTTGATGTTCCTGATGGAGAAGTGAATAATTCTACAAAGATTCAGATCTCAATTACCACAAATGAAGCTACAAACACAACCTTCACAAAGGATTTTGTGCGTGGTGGCAAACGAGTAAATGACACGAACCAAACCATATCACCTAATCAAACATTAAGACCTGCTTTACAATTACCTGTATGGTCTGGATTTCCTGTTTACGATTATTTTTTATCGAGTGCGTATGTTATCCAAAAACTAAATTTAGCCGATGTTTCAACAATTGACTACAGACGAATCAAAGGATGCAATAACATTTATTTAAAATTCCTTAATCAAAAAGGCGGTTATTCTTATTGGTTATTTGAGAGTTACACGGCAAAAGAATCAGGACAAAATTTAGGATATGTTACAGGAGCAACAAATAATATAATTGATTTAGGAAATGAAAACAAAAGCGGTTTAGAAATTTACTCTAAAATACCAAAGGAATATAAAGACTATGCTTTGGATTTTGTCGCAAGTCCTGATGTTTACGCTTATCAAAATGGAGCGTGGAAAAAAGTATTCACGGCAAATAACTCAATAGAATATGACAATGTTAAAAAAGTGTATTCAGTCAATTTTAATGTAGGTTTGTACCATCGTTTTAATCCGTCTTTATTATGGTCGAATTAATTGTAAATGGTAATCCTATTGAATTACCGTCAACTACTAATATAAAATACACTAAACAAATATCTGACATATTTGATTTAGCACAAGTAACTTGTTCATCTACCAATTCATTCGAGTTTGAAAAAACACCTGCAAATACAAGAGCAATGCAGCAACTTGGAATTAGTGGCGATAGTTCTAATATTCCATACATTAAAAACACGGCTCAATTAAAAGCAAACGGTTTTGATTTGATTTCTCAGGGTTGGTACAATGCAGGGGATACCGATGATAAGTATAAAGGCTCAATCTTAAATGGTATGGTTGATTTCTTTAAAGCCATTGAAAATAAAACAATGGGTAAAGATTTGAACTTGATTAATTTTGAACACGAAAAACAATTATCTACAGTTGTAGCATCATTTGCAAATGATTATTATAATTACATTATTGCTGATTATGGAGGTAAAACTTTATTTGAGAATGGTATTAATATTGATTATTTAGCACCTTGTTTTTCTATTCGTAAACTTTGGGAGTTAATATTTTCTACATTCAATTTCAATTGTGATTATACTAATTTAGCTTATTTAGATGGATTATACATTACATATCCAAAAGATATCTCAGAAGGACAAACAAATGAATTGATTGCGACACTTGGTAAGAATGCCTATTCATCATTAACCATACTATCAACAGCAGGAATATCACAACCAAGCCAATTTTATTCTTGGGATACCAATGTAATAACCGAGGGTAATTTATTTACTGATAATTGGAAATTTGTTATACCGGAAACTTCATCTTACAATTTTGATTTAGCTATTGCAATGTATGTTGTTTACCGTAGACCAAATTACTACAATAGACCCGTTGATGTTACTGTACAGGTTTTAAAAAATGGTGTAGTAATGGAAAGTTTAATTTCTGATTATCTGGAAAGCGATACAGTAGGCGATGAACGAACGCTTAATTTTAATCAAACTTGTAATACCGGCGACTTAATAGAAATAAGAATAATTGCGCCACAATACACAAGATTTAGAGATAGAGAATTTAGATGCTATCAATGGAATCATCATCATACAAATTTCCTTATTTCAAAAACAGATTTAGGAACTACGACTTTACAAAACGAGTTGAAGGATTTTTTAATCAAAGATTTCATAAAAGAGATTCTTTGGCGTACCGGGTTAACTCCATTACTGAACCAAGAAACTAATACAGTTGAGTTTATTACTTTGGATAGTAGAATTGATTTTAATAACGCACAGGATTTATCACATACTTTTATAGAAAGAACGAACGAAGGATATACAAATGATTACGCTCAAAAGAATGTATTCAAGTTAAAGAATAATGTTGATACCGACAACCAAGGCGATGGATATTTATATGTTTACAATAGAAATATTGAAGATGAAAAAATAATAGCACAGTCAAAAATATATGCACCTGACAAAAAGATTGTAACTGATTTTATCGGTGGCATCCAAACAAATCAATATAAGATTTGGGAATCAGAAGCGGTTGACAATGACGGTGTAGTATCGATTAAATACAAAGGATTGTCGGGTCGTTTTTATTTTATCAGAAAAGAAACGGTTACAGGATCGTTTAAATTAATTTCAGAAAAGTTAGAAGATGAAACCGTAGTAACTTCTTTGCCGGTTGGAAGAAATACAAATACACTTTTTGAAGAAGCGGTTTATATTAATTATGCCGAATATCAAAAGATATTCACTAATTTTAGAACTCACAATATTTCAATGGCAATGACTGAAAACGAATTTATAGGATTAGATTTAACACGTCCTGTATTTTTCAAAAAAGAAAATGCGTTTTATATTTGCAATAAAGTTACGTATCAAGAAGGCGAAAAGTCGCAAGGAGAATTTATAAAAATTAATAAAGTATAAAATG